CCAGTAACCGTATATTGATTGCCATTCAGCTCGGTCATCCCGGCTACATTACGAATCTCAACAGTATCCGAATTGGCTAATCCCGTCGTAGCCGTAACAGTGACCACACCTGGGTTTGCCTTTGTCACAGCAGTTATCTTCCAATTCGTCTGGTCCTGGTGGACGATATCACCCTGCTTAGAAAAACCCTCCCGCTTCTCCATGACACCATGGTGGATATGACCATTAACGACGTTAGAGAAGGCGTCCTGGGGAAGAAGCCAAGGCTCTACGTCTGTGTCGAGTCCAGTACCGAAAGGTGCTATGAGGAAGGGTTTGTAAGTCATTAGCTTGTTAACGCTATTGTGAATTGAGCCGCTGTGGCTGTTCCGGCAGCATTCACGATATTCACCTTGAAGCTCGTAGCCGTCTTAGTGTGTACCGAAGCCGCAGTACCCGTAGATGTAAATGCCGGTGTAACTAACGTTCCATACGAATCAGCAGAAGCAAAATTACCGCCTCCAGCTGCCATGCCTGTAATGGTGATTACATAGGTCGCTGCACCCTCTAGGGTAACCGTCCCAGGGAAGCCTTTGTTCGTTACGAAGCTCGTCCCTGCCGAAGCAACAATACCCCACGCCCTAATTAAGTTGTTGGCGTTATACGTCACACTCCCATCGAATGTCAGGGATGTTAGGCGTACCGAGTTAGCTTCGTAGCTAGTACTGGTCGAGCCAATCTTACCGCCGTTCGTGAACTGAATGACATTGCCAGCCGAATCCTTAGCGAAACCCTCTTGGGTACCTCCACTATCGTTCTTACTGAAGAGATAATGAGTTCCCGCGTTGGTTATCGGGTTGTTGTTCGCAGCCAGACCTGTCCGGTTGTCCAGCTGGACAGAACGCATCTCAAGCATTCCAGATACACCAACGTCATCTCCCTGCTGGAGTGCTTCCCAGTTCGGTCGGATGACCGTCCCTAAATTCCGAATCTTTTCATTGTTCGCCGGAAGCGCCGCATTCCAAGCCATCTTTCCCCCTAAAACATCGGTGCAGCACGAGACGATTCAAGATCGATGTGCGTACGAGTCAATATGTAGTTAATCTGTTCTTTGTAGAGAGCCGTAAGCTCTTGGTAACGGTCCATCTCCCCGAAGTCTGAAACTATGCGTCTCGCAGCTCCGTAGGCTATAGAAGGACCCCACTCCTCCTGGAGTGGCTTATCGTCTGCCAACGTAAAGGTAGTCTTGTTCGAACCAGTCGCTGGCTTGACATACGTCAGTGACCACGCCTTGATTCGGAATCGATATGCCCTGTCCGGTATAGGAAAGAACCTAAATTGATTCTCGAACATCAAGACAGATGTCGGCATACCAGCCCTATACTGAATAAAGCTAGGCTGGATTACCTGACCATCCGTTGGAGCCGTGTTGAAGGTAACTGAGATCGCACCTGTCGTGTAACTTACAGTACCGGTCCCACCAGCGTCTCCTGTGAGAACACCAGCCCCGTCATCCGAAAATACCTCAACGGTGTCGTCTACAACCACAGATCCAGCAAGAATCGGAACATTTCCTGTAAATGTATTAGTGAATGTTGTTGTCGAGCCATCACCGGTCCATGTAGAAAATCTCGACACATTCTCTGGATTCTCCGCATAGAACTTATCCGGCTCCTGGTAAAAAATAAGTTCCCTGCGGTCTATCGTAGCCGCCGGAACAAAGTTGGTGAAATCAGTCGGGAAGTCGTAATCCTGTGTGGATGCTTCAGTGTTGAACTCGTGAAGGACGTAATTTCTGTTGAGCTTGACCTCAGCAGGGAACTCAAACTGAAAGTACTTGTTGATGTACTCATCAATCTGCGTGTTGCTCAGCTCAGACTGCGAAAGTCGCCCACTTACCTGACGAGCTTTAGTCCTGATTTCTGCTAGCGTCCAAGAACTCATTTAACTTCTCCGTGTCCTAATATCACTCAAACAACTGACGGCACTGGAAACGGGACTTATACCCCTCCAGATTCTTGACCATCACACCACGACCATCTGGCTTGTATCCCCAAATAGGTGTCTGCCTAGACTCAATGTGCTGCACTATCTCTCTAGGATGCTGGTATTTTCCGCCATGTAGAAAAACATATTTTCCAACATTATGAGCCGGTCCGTAAGAAAAATTCAGCCCGACACCAGGCTCTTCCAAATTAAAGAACTCAAAAGGAATAACCTCTGCTAGCCATTCCTTCTTACGATCTTCAGCCGACTTCATCACAATAGGTGCTTCTTCTTTACCAATCTTGGTAGTTTGCGCTTCTTTTGTGGTCATCTTGACTCCATGTGTGTAAGAGACCCCCGAGAAAGGTGACAATCCCGAGGATCCTTTATTAAAGTTAAGTTACGCTCTCTTTGCCCTTACAGACCATGACCATAACTGCGCTGTTAGCTCCTACTGGAGTTGTACCGACAGTAATCCCACGAACTGCAAAGTTCTCTCGAGCAATAGCGACGCTATTGGTGTCGCTCACACGAGACACAACCCCACCACTCACGTAAACCGCATCACTAGTAGTGTTTTGGTCCATCGTGATAGTAGTAGCTGTCAGAGAGGCAATCGTAAAGGTACGTCTGTTTAGGGACGATCCTGATCCACTCTCTGCTACTCGCTCTACAGAAATAGTGTCGCCTGCAGCAAAACCAGCCACCGCAGTGTTACCACAAGTGATAACACCAGGATTAGCATTGGTAAATGCTGACATGGTCGCACCATAGTTAGAGCTCTGCGACAATGGTGTGAAGCCGTTGCTTGTAGCGATCGAACCGGCGTCAACATCTAATGAAGATGCATCGTCCATTTGATCGTTCCACATCCAGACTCCACCATTGGTAGTGTCAATCGTAGTCACTTCAGCAACCACGAAGCCAACATCTTGATCCCGTGCCAATGCCGTCGATGCATTGGTCCACGTGAATGTTCTCATTTGCGCCATCTTAAATTTCCTCCTTTATGTGAATTTTTGCATGGCAGTCGAAGCACACCCATAAGACTTCCAAAGGCTTGGAATAATCCGCATGGTGTGCATGTAATTTCGTCTGAGAGCCACAAACTTCACAATGATCTGCTTTTTCAAGAAGACCCCTCTTGAGTGAATTATTGACCGTGTAATGGGCTTTATATTTCTCAGGATGCTGATCACGCCATCTCTTCGTCTCATCATAGGTCTTCTTATGAGCCCTACTCTTTTCCTTAAGATGTTCAGCATTCTCGACATAGTATTTCCGACACTGCTTACGAACTTCATCCCGATTTTCAACATACCGCTCTTTACGACGCGCCTTCCAACACTCTTTGCATGAGTTGTGATAACCATCACTCGTGCTCTTGGATTTGTAAAATTCATGTAACTCTCTCTTCAAATCACACTTCGTACATCTTTTCATGGCTTTCCTCAGTGGGTTGGTATCAGGTAACGAGAATACCAACTTACTTTAGTTCACCATAAAATACACCGTTTTACGTGTGTGTAGCCTGTAAATTCAACATAAACGCGTCGTTTAAAATCCTTGAAACGAATGGGTGCTGCCAGCCAACGGTTCCTCTTTGGTGTAGAGGGTCAGCACTACCAGCAGAACCAAGAGGCTCCACGTAGAACTCACCAGTCTCAGACCCAAGGTGAACAACCGCATAAGCTTCTTTCCCGATAACAAAGTTATCGTACACAGCTGTCCCAGCGCTACTTACGCTACCGACTGATGTGTAAAGCCAACGAACGTTTCCAGTGGTTCCCCACTCAGAATCAAGAACTGACTGTTGGTTCGGATACTGTGAACTGTGCACAAAGTTTGACACAGCTTCTAGATCGTCTAGAAGAGCAGTATCAATGTATGCCCAGAACGCAGGACGAACAGGAGCCGTTCCGAATGCATCACGCCCAACAACAACTTCGCTAATCATCTCTGCGTCGTTTCCGAGTAGAGTGAATACAGCAGCGTCGATGTCAGCCTTAGTGAGCTCTGTTGGTGTGTTTCCGTTCACACCACTACTTGCTTGGACGGTTGTTGCAGTAGACGCAAGAACATCTCGTGTCACTTCATCAATCGTTTGCCCTAGGTTCTGAGCGAGAAGCCTTGCAGCCTCGTTAAGAACCCTGTCTTCTACCGTGAGCTCTACTTGGTTCGTGATAGTCACGAAGTTACCGTAGAAGTCTACACGTGCTTTGATGTCAGTAGCAGATAGAGCCGCTCCAGGAGGAGTGATCCCGTCTACTAGAGGAACTGGCACTGTCGACATTCTGGCGTAACGCCTGAATACAATAGTGTCACCTTCCTTCTCGGGTAGAATCCGCTTCTGTGCGAATTTTGTATGAATCAGCTGCGGGTATGCCGTCATGAGCAAAAGACGATCATAGTATTCCCGCACTGCCGGTGGCAACGTTGCTACATCTGTAATAGCCATTATGCTTTCCTTTAGTTCAGGTTAAAAACGCCCCAGATTCTTGTTGGCCATCTTCATAAAATCCGCATCCGTCATGTTCCTAACGTTACTCACTTGCGACTGAGGTGCAGTACTGCCCACTGCTGATAAGCTCCCGGCTCTCTGGCCGTTCTCAACTATGCGTTGTGCTTCGGCAGACTTTTTCACCTCGTTGTGATCCCCTCTAAAGGAGTCACTATTTTTCGCCAGGTAGTAGGCTAGCTCATATCGATTCGGATCGTTCTGAAGCGTGTCCTTCAATGCTGGGTTTTTCTGGACTACATCCGGTAGGTACTTCGTCACTACATCGTTGTAATCCGTGTACTTCTGTTGCACACGCAACTCTTCAACGCTGGTCTGATAGTTCTGTTGGATTTTACCAAGAAACTTCTTGGCTTCTCCTACAGTCAGCACATCGTCGTCAGCCAAACCTGACATCTCATCCTGCGGTGCAGGTTGTGGTGCATGGTTTGCCTGCATCAGAGACATGTGGTCCTGAAGCAATTTATTTTGCTCTTGAAGTTGTTGACGCTCTCGTCTCTCTGCTTGTAAAGCCGTTACCGGAACCATTTCCGGACGTACCTCCGCTTGAGACTGATCCTGTGCAACTACTCCCGGTTCGGCGGCAACCGCAACTGTCTCGCCCGCTTCTACTACTGGATTATCCATGTATAGGTTTCCTTACGCCCTTAAGATGGCGGCTCTATATTGTGTTGTAGACATATGCTCCGGCGATATCCCTGCGTC